TATGATTTATTTTCTTTTTCATAATAATCAGCAATTTTATTATGAATGAAACGACGAAGCCAGATGGGCATATTATAAACATCATTCCAATTATACCCACCCTTACCATGAAATACTATTTCATGGATTTGGGTAAATATTGCTGCTCGAGTTTCTGATGAGTTTTCAGGAGATATAACAAAAAATGCTAGTTGAGCTCGTGTTTTTTTATCACATTCCATAATTACACAAATTTAAAAGTATACCCCTTAGTCTGTTTATATTTACCCTCACATACTTTTATAATAGAGGAAGGAAAAATATTTAAATCTTTTGCAGCTTGATTTGCACTTTTATAAACTTTATTATTTTCTAAACATATTATAGAATATCTAAATCTACTACTACTCATATTATCTTTATGTTGTTGAGTAAAGGACATCCCTGTTCTAGCTTTACTTATATTGTTTTTATGGGTGGGGGTTTTATTTTTCCCTAATAATGATTTACTAATTTTTTGTTTAATATGGTCATCTAGGGGTCCCCCTCCCGAGTCATAAAGTTTACAAAATAAAACTTTTTTCCAATTATTGTTAAATTTATCTAGGTAATAATTCTTCCAATAGATTTCTCTATGATCTAATTCATCTATAGAGCAAGTTTCTAGGATTTCGAATTTATGTTTTTCATAACCGTACTTTTTTAAAGAATTATAAAGTTGGATTTGGTTTTTACAGTTAAAGAAAGAATAAAATTTCCATCTTTGATGAATATCTATACTTTGACCTATATAAACCTTAGAGGTTGGAGAAGTTATTTTATAAATTCCCGTAATATGGGGGGTTTTATCACTATTTATCATCGTATTATTTTTTAATGTCAATGATAAATATTACAAAATTATGGCTTCTCTATATGAGAAGCCATCTTTATTTAAAATTTTAAGCATCGGGCCAAAAGAAACTTATACCGATTGGAATATTGACTCTATCTGATTCCCCTTCGGGAAAAAAAGTTAAGTCTACATCTGGTTGTATCTTTTTTACATGGTCTCTAAGTGCGCGTGAGTCACGCGCCAAAAGATATTTATCGACAAACTCCCTGATATCTTTCTGTTCGCGTTTTCCCTCCACGGATGTGATTAAATACTTCATACGTGTTGATAGTTCTGGTGAGTTGTCTTTGTTTATTTTCTTTAAACCTTCTAATTCACGGGATATAGCTTGTTCGTCTTTATGGGTTAATAATTTGAAGGTAACATTATTACCTGAATGGGGTAAAGTAAATGAAAATTCATTGGTTGTAGCTTTTTCAATTTCCTCATGTAATGGTTTATTGTCTAGAGTTGTTAAGTCAACTGTGTGAGATTCTCCATTTAAATTAAATGAATACTCACTACCATATCCTAAAACACGGGCCGCTACCATAATAGCGTTTTTATCCCCTACTAATAAATCCTCATATTTAATTGGAGATACAATTAAGGATTTCATTAACTTGTCTAAAACAGTACCATTTTGAATATATGATTGGTTTGTTAGGATATCTTCCTCTCTAGCCGTCATATATTTCATTTCAATTTTTCCACTTTTTAATCCAGATTCTTCTGAGTATAGTTTACCTTGAGAAGGTAAGTCAATTGTTTCTGTTGGTAATTTGAATTCGCTCATAGTTTTTATTTAATATAACTTTATTAATTATTGATGTTTATAAATATGTTCTTTTTATTTCATTTACAACCATCTCTATAAAAGTGGATAATTCATCTTCTTTAATGTTATTAGATGTCATAAAAGAGTCAAATATATTTTGTTTACTACCCAATTTTAACACTTGAGAAATGAATTCTTGTACGTGTTGTTGTGTGGGATCTTGCTTTTCTTCTTTTAATAGATTTTTAATTTCCTCTTTAATTAAATTCTTTATTATGGATTGTTTCATGTCAATTTATATTTTTATATAGATGTTACTCCATCACTGTTTAAATTAAAAGATTTTACTCCTGGGACTTTAAGTATGCTAGATATAATATCTTTCATTTTATCTTTGGAAAATCCACCTTTAGTTATCCAGGGGTACCCATCTACTTTTACAGTTAATATAGATCTAAAAGAGGATAGGGTTTGTTCATTATATGGGATAGGTTCTATTGAAGATATTGTTGTAATCCCTGGTAGAGCACGAATATCTGAATATATTTCTTTTTGTGGTCTAATATCTAAATTAGTTATTAGAGTACCTACCATTTTATACTTGTCTTGATATTCCTCGTTTAGAGCTTTTTTTAGCTGTTCTCTTATTAAGGATTGTAATATATTTGTTTTCATAATTATAAATATAATATAATATAAAAAGCCCACCTAAGATAGGCAAGCTTTCTATAAATTATGAGAGAAAAATATTAGTAATTTAAGATACAATAATCTGGTTGAACCTCCATTGTAATATTTACAGCATTACCATCATCATCCCAATTGTAATCACCAAAGTTTGCTGATGTAATTAATGCTCCTTTAACAATCCATTCAGATACTATATCACCTGGAGGTCCTACAACATTGAATGTTAAGTCTTTTTTATAGAAATCTGAATATCCATCTCTACCTGTTACAGATTCGTGGTGTAAACGAACCCATTCCATTACTGATTGAGCACCTGATGGGGTAATAGGATCAAATAGGGTAAATGAAATGGTACCCCATGTTGTTTTCCCTTTTACAAATCGTTGGATATTGATGTGGTTAAGAGCAACTGCTGTTTGTGATAAATTTACAGCACTCATCCCTTTTACTAAGTATGAAGGAATACCGTCAATGTATAATACAAATCTATTTGTCTGCTTAGGTTCAAAAGCAGTAAAGAAGATTTCGTTTGGGTTTAATATTGGCATTTTGTATGTATTTTTATTCTATTATAAATATGGTAATTTTTATATTTTATTCAAAATCAACCCCTGTTGGTTGTAAAACAAAATCTATATTAATAAATTCAGCTGTACGAGATGGTTGAATAAATATTTGACCTACTAATTGGTTTCTATCAATTACATCAGCTGTATTGTTTGTATCATCCATTATTACTTTAAATGCATACAGACCTTGTTTTTGCTTTACATTATCTAAGTATGGATTCACAGTTGCTAAAAATCTATTACGAGTTTCTGTTGTATTTTGTTCAAATACTAAACTGTCAGAAACTTGTCCTATAAAAGATTTTAATTCAATTAATAATCGTCTAACATTTACTCTGTCTAAAGCAGTTGCTGCTTTTTGTAATGTTTTCTGACCAAATACTGATGTTTTAGTTTTTGGAGAATACATTATTGGGTTAATGTTTGAATCATATAGTTGTGTTCTATTTGGTTGAGATAGTTTCAATTCAGGTTTTATAACTGAAGATAATCCTCCTCTATTAATACCTGCTGGTGCAAACCATGGGTTTCCTACTTTGTCATTAAACGCAAATACTCCACCCATCATTGTTGATGCTGGTACCCATACTTGTTTCCCTGTTTCATTATCAATTGTTCTTAACCAAGGGAAATATGTTGCGGCATATGAAGTATTTCTTGTTTGAGCTTGCGTGATAGCAGATCCTATACCTGATCCATACCCTACTGTATCATATACATACAAATGGTCTCCACGATTTTGAGCATTTTGAATAAATCCAGTAATTGATGGGGTATGATATTCATCTGTTAATCCTGGGGTTAACATTATATTATATTGGTAATCATCTTTATTGGATAATAAGCTAATCATATCTGTATAATTACCACTTACTAATCCTTGAGTGTTTGTACCATTAATAGCATCATAAAAATTAGCACCCGCTATTATATCTCCAGTAGCATTTTTAAATGTGTTATTTTGAGGAGAAGGTAACTTACCAGGATATGTGTTATCTGAAATTTGTCCATTACTATCTAGATAGTTTGGAGTTAAATTATTTGCATTAATTGATTTAACTCTAACATATCTTGATTTATTAGGATAATTACCTGTTGATTCTATTTGGTTTGTTGTTGAATTATAAGATAAATTTTCATCCCCTATTACCGCAGCTATAAATCGAGGTGAATTTGGATCTAAACTTAACTTACTAAAAGATTCTAAAATAATTTTTTGATTTTCTAAATCATCACCTCTTCTGATCACTAAATCAAAAGTACCTGAACCTGTGTTTACTGTAGTAACTTCAACTCTAATGTTGTCTGAAGTTCCTTCACTTAGTATTCCTGAACCTGTGTTTACAGATCCTGAACTATTCATAATTACTCCTTCACTAATAGTTTCTAAAGTGAAAGCTACATCTGAAGGGGAGTATGAATCTTCAACATATCCATCTACTATGTAACTACCACTAGTTACTATTTCACTTATTGATGGTGTATATGAACCACTAACTACTCGAGTTACTAATAATGATCTACCACCATTTTCAAAATAATTTTGTGCTGCAATTGAAGTAAAATATGAATATGATTGGGAACCACTTAATAAAGCTCCACCAAACATTGTTTTATATTCCGAATATGAAGTTACAGTAATTGGTAACTCAACAGGACCTTTAACTGTTGGTCCAACAATAGCAGCCCCGGCTTTTGATGGGGTTTGTGTTATCAAGGTATTATCAATCTCATTTAAAGATACACCTGGGGATGATGGGAAGTTTGACATATTTGTTAATATTTTATTTTTCGGTTATAAATATTATAAACTTATTCAAAATTAACTCCAGTAGGCGATACTGTAAATTCTAGTTGAATAAATTCTATTGATCTAACGGGTTGTATTAATATTTGACCATATAATCGGTTTTGATCAACTAGTGAAGGTGGGTTATTTGATTCATCCATTATAACTCTAAATTGATTTAACCCTTCTCTTTGTTGTACTGAAGATAGATATGGGTTAACTATTGATAAAAATTCATTACGAGTAGCTTGAGTATTTTGTTCAAATATTAAATTGTTAGCTGCTTGCCCTATAAAAGACTTCAACTCAATTAATAATCGTCTAACATTTACTCGATCTAAAGCGGATTTTTTCTTTTGTAATGTCTTTTGACCAAATACTGTAACTCCACTATTTGGGAAGGTTGCTATTGAATTTACATTAGAAATATATAAATCATCGCGAGTAGATTGAGGTAAAATTCTTTCTGCACTTATGGCTGTAGATACTAGTCCTCGAGTTGTTCCAGCGGGAGCAAACCAAGGTTCCGCTAAACTATCATTAAGAGCAAATACTCCAGGCATCATAGTAGATGCAGGCACCCATACTAAATTTCCTGTTGATGGGTCTTGTGTTTTTACCCAAGGCCAATAAGTAGCGGAATATGAGTTGTTTATAGATGTTGCTTGAGTTTTAACAGTGGCAGGTGTTGAGTTAAATGGAGATAAATCTATTATAGCCATTGTATCTCCTCTCTCTCTACACATTGTTGTTAAAGCTGTAACTTGTGTTGAATACCCTGATTTATATAAACCTGGGGTTGTTATGTATTTAAATTGATATTCATCTTTATTTGATAAGAGTTGGATTATATCATCATAAGATGCCCCTTGTAATCCTTGAGTATTACCAACGTTATCATCGGATATGTTTTGATAATATTGTGCTTGTGTTGGAGGTATTAAAGAACCAATAGCTCCACCAAATACTCCTCTCCCTTCAACTGGGATTGAAGATGTATATGAGGAAACAGGATCTCCAGCATTGTCTAAATATTTTGGTGTTTTTAAATTAACGTTTTTAACCCTTACATATTTTGAACTATTTGGATAATCACCTTGAGTTTGGATATAGTAATCACCTCCTGAAGTATTAAGTGTTTGTGTTTGGTTACCTATTACTTTTTCTATATAAGTTGGTGATAATGGATCTAAAGATAAATCTGTCCATGTTTCTAAAACATTTGGGGAAATATTATCATCATCTCCTCTACGAATCAATAATGTAAAAGTACCTGAAGAAGTTGATGGGGAAGTAATTTCCCATCTTAAATTATCAATAGATCCTGATTGGAGTGAACCATCTGATAGTTCTGATGAATCACTATTCATGATTTCCCCCTCACTAATGGTTTCTAAAGTAAATACATTTCCATCACCCGCTGGATCACTACCTGATATGAAAGAACTAGTAGCTGGGGTGAATGAACCACTAACTACTCGG